AGCATACTATGTTTCTCAAAATGGACACCCAAGTGGTGAACCAGCAGATAGTTGGACAAAGACACAGTTACAAAAATATTTAAGTAGGAACAATGTAGCGTATGCCGAAGATGATGCTAAATCTGCATTGTTAACTAAAGCTAAAGCAAAGTACAAGAAAACAAAGTAAAAGTAGCAGGAGGATAAATGTTAGGATATAAAGACCTAAAGGCAAAGAGTAAGGTTACTGTCAGGAGAAAGAAGGTCGTTGATAGGCCAGAGGTCCCTGAGATAACAGATGAGGCACAGAATATCATAAGGCAACATCAACCAGAGCAGTCACATGATGAATTGCAGATCGTATCAAAAAGATTTGATCCATCAACAGGGGAATCCTTGGAGGATAAGGTAGAAAGAGTGAATCTGGAATCCATTGGGAGCCAGTTGAAGGGTAAAAAAGAAGAGAAAGCGCGAGTAGACTCAGAGGTCGGGGACCTTGAGTTATTGCTTGCTGACTTAAACAAAGTAAATAATGCAGGAGAAAAAGCATGAGCGAACAAGGACAAGAACCTCGTACATATACAATGTCATTTGAGGATGGAGAAACAGTTGAAAAAACAGCAGATGAGCTTACAGGCGAGCAAGTATATGCCTGTGAGAAAGTTAATGCCTTAAACAACGAGATAGGGCGTTTAAACGCATCGCTCGCAGATAATGTCGTGCTGCGTGATCATTATCAGGCATTGGCATCGACTGGCTTTAAAGACCAAGACGAGGAAAAGGAAGAGGATTAGATCTTATATAGAAAGTCACACAAAGGAAAGGATGTTAAGATATTTTTCAAACCATACGAGTTTGATGATGATATCCCTAACTCAACAGGCAAGAAGTTCGTTGTCTGGTCTGGAGGCTCCATGGTCCTTAAAACCGACAGTCTAAAATTGGCAGAGGAAAGATACACCAAGGAGTGTGAAAAGCATTATGATGATGTTCATGGTCGCTTTATGGTTGGCAAACATACGATAGTGAACGGAGTGATCAAGGCGATAGGTGAAGAGACATGATGTATTTGGCAATCGTTCCAAATAAGTGTATTTCGATACTATATAACAAGTCCCATTCATTTCACTATATTGATGATTCGTTCACATTGGGGGTGTTTAAACAGTACCGATATGTTAAAGCCAAATGCGTGATCATAGACAATGGGAGCATCTTTGAAATTGGTAGATGGACAGGTATTTTAGAGGTTTTGGGTTGGGAGTATGAATTAATAGACTCCGACCAATGGATGGAGTATTTTGGGTTATGGCCAGAGGACCCATCCTTAGTTGATGACCACTGGATGAATGTGGTCAAATATAGATATCCTATGCTGCCTGTCAAGCCCGACAATTATGAGCCTATACTTGCGGCATGTTATCTATATGACAAGGACAACAATGAATCAGTGGGAGCATTTGTATGAGTAAGTTTGATGATTTCATAGAGCCTCTCATTGAGAGAGAGGGTGGCGAAAAGATAGTTGTTGACACAGGTGGAACCACTAAATATGGCATCAGTGAACATGGCACAGATCTTTCTGCTGACGAGATAAAGGCACTGACAGAAAGAAAGGCCATTGAGATATATAGGGATCAATATTACAAACCATCGAAATGTGACAGGCTGCCAGACCATTTACAAGAGGCGTTCTTTGACTGCGTAGTGAATCAAGGCAGATCTCGTGCAACAAAAATATTACAGAAAGCAGCCAACCATAAAAATGGAAAGGGTAAGGCCATTTCTGTTGATGGTAGAATAGGCCCAAACACAATTAAAGCGGTTCAAAATGTAGAGGTTGAAAGATTCAGGGCATTTAGATTAATGCATTATGCATCCATAGTCCTCAAGAGGCCAGATAAATATGAAAAATATTACTATGGGTGGTATCGTAGGTGTAATTCTGTATGAAGTCTGAACAATTTAATGATCAAGTCATTGCCACTTTAGCAGAGCATGGGGCTAAATTAGACGAGATCTTTGCGAGGTTAAAGTCAATAGATAGAACATTGACGCACAACATGGGCAGAGTTAACGCCTTAGAGACAGGCCTTGCATATATGAAGGGAATGGGGGCGTTGATTGGCAGCGTCCTGTCAATATTTATCGCCTTAGTGGCGTTTTTAAAATAAGGGGTACGAAATGGAATGGATGCAAAATAACTGGGAATATGTTGTAATTGCTGTCATGGCTCTTGATAAGGCTGTGGCATTAAGCCCATCAACATGGGATGACCTATTATGGACATCATTAAAAAAGGCTTTATTCAAGGCAATGGGGAGGAACGATGAGTCTTCTAAGTAAATATATTGAAAGACAGGTAAAGAAAAAAGGGCTAAAAACTTTCATGCTTGGTGTTTTGAAGATGGTTGCAAAAGCCACTCCATCAACAAGGGATGATAAGGTTGTGAGGGAGATAGAAAAGATATTGAATCAGATCAAGTGAGGTAGGCCATGGCAGTTACATCAACTATAGAATATTGCACGGATAGAGACATTTATGATGTTTATCCGCAAATCAAAGCAGCAGATTCCAAGACTCGCATTTATGGTTGGGTGACTCATAGCAGCAACCTGTACAGGGCAGACGATTGTGGTCTGGTCACACAACTTTTTTCTAATGGGCAGGACCTTGGTAGTGCTGAGGCAAATTCTGGAGCAGTAACGGCTAATGGGGAATGGTTTTATGAGTCCACATTAGATGCTGTCTATTATTACAACAGTGCAACAAGTCCTAATGACATGTTGATGGAATCTGGAGAGGATGCAACTACATTCACTCAACGATATAGAAGAAATGCAAGCCGATTTGTGGAGTCAAAACTTGATTCTCGCATGGCATCAGAGATTAGTCTGGACAGAGAGGGGTCTTATCCTTATATAATAAAGCGCACAACTGCACTGGTATCCGTTGCTATGATGTTAAAGGCAGAGGACCCGATGGATGAGGTTGCAGGCGCGTTCATGGAAGAGGCAAATGAGTATTTGGGTGGCTTGAAAAGTGGCGACATCCAACTGCCTGCATCTGTGACAGGGGACGCTCCATATGGGGTCATTCGAGATGTGACCTACACCTCTGGAGAGGTAAGGCCCATCCAGACAAGAGGGATGTATTCAGGGACCTACGATCTGATCAAGGTCAAGATAATTGACGCAGGGGCCATAGGAACAGCAACTTATTCGGTTTGGGAAAAGTCATCTACAGATCTAAAGGCCACTCAGGTTGTTGCTGCTGAGACGATCAATGGTGACTACCAACAATGTGCTGGCGGCCTTGAGATACGATTTGCAGGTGCGACAGATGCAACTACGGCCACAGCAAATAATGAGTGGGAAATAGAGGTCTATGGCTCAGGTGAAGATGTAAGAAGTAGCAACATAGGGAATATTAATCTTTCAAGAGGTGCTTGGCATGTGGGCCGAAGGAATGTGAAGGGCGGATATCAAAGAGTAGGACATAGGAAAATGAGGCTCTAATGGCCCTCGTACTTGGGACGACTTACGATAATGTATTTTATGACAATGTCCTTGACAAATTAAGGTCGATTATCACAACAGACAGAGCCTGTACTGTCTATGTCTCCCCAACCTATAAAGACATGGGTTCATATTCAGTTAGAATATGGGGATTAAGCGCAGAGACAGATGTTATGCACTCAAGTGAATGGCGTAAACTATATAATGTTGAGTTGGTCATCTATGTAAAGGGTGAGGATGGGGATGAAAGATTTTACGAGCAATTATACTCAGACGCAGAAAGGCTGTATCAACTTTTATATAATAACAAAGAAAGCGGAACTGCAACATTTTCATGGTATGATGGAGTCGTAGGCGAAATGGTCTTTGATGAGTTTGTAGACGATGAGGAAGGGGTGGATGGTCTTCATGCTGCAAGATTTTCATTTTCATGTAGGTTAGATAGAGCAGATTAAACTAAATTAGGAGCAGTATTATGGCAAAGCAAACAACTGGAAAAAAGAAATACAAGGCAGTGGATGTCATGGCGTTTAAAGAATCATTTAATAACTCGACTCCATGTTATCAGAAATTATCGAAGGGTGATGAAGTAAGTCTCGACCTTAATAGTAAACATGTGGCAAATTGGTTAAGAAATAATATTATAAAAGAGGTGAAGTAAATGGCAAGAGCATATTCAGGTCGTGAGTTTTCAGCTATCGTTGGGATAGCGGACAATGATGCAGGTTCATCTGCTGGTGCTGTGGGTGCAGTTACCCAAGACGCAAACGCTGTTGGATCAAGTAAATTTTTAATGAGGGCAGATACTGTGAACATGTTTGATTATTCTGCTGGTTATAATCGCGCAGAGGTTTCTCGTGCTGGTAGTCGCACTCTCAGAGCAGAAGATATTGTAAATCATTATGGTAGTGGTGTGTTCACTTGGGATTTTGATTGGCTTGTGGATAACGAGAAAGGTATTCAGAACTTATTAGAATTAATGTATCCCAACCATGGCGGGACCATTACGACATCAATAACCTATCCTGCTGCTCCGACAGTAAACGACCTATCTCATGGAGAGACTACTGAGACTGTAAGCAAGTTGGCCTTTATTTTATTGCAAAATCCTTTAACATCAAGGGATCATTACATGCACAGTGCCAATCTACAAACGCTCACATTATCTATGTCGGCAGGGACAGATGGGGGGAGATTGAGAGCATCAGGACAATTCATGTCTGGGTATAAGCCAATTATAGAGGCAAATACTGTGGCTGCTGATACATCAGTCTCTGATTATAGTGGGGGATTATTTCTCTGCGACACATCCACATTTGGAGGGGATGCTATGATTGTAAGGGATTTCTCCATAACGATCAGCAATCCTGCCAGCCGCATTGGTTATCAAGGGACTGCTGGAGAGACAGATGGTTATATAAGAGGTGGGGCTTTTTCTATTACAGGCTCAATAACGATGAAGTCTGACAGCCTACAGCAAATTAACGATGATACTTTCTGGAAAGCAAATGCAACTGCCGCCATTGTATTAAAACCATCTTCGCCTTCGGCTGAATCAACTATTGACTTTAGTCTTCCAGCGGTTAATATTTCAAACATATCGTATGACATGGCTGACGAGGGAGTGTTCCAAACAGTAGAGTTCACAGCAACATCTGGAGCCGATGCAGGAGGTAGTCTTGCAGTAATTAAAGCAACTTAATAAACAAAGGGGAGGGACCCATGACTGAAAAGAAGTTGAAATCAGGTCGTAAGGTACAGATCAAGCAAATGACAGTAGACCAGATGGACGAATGTACTGATATTCCTGAGATAATATTTACAGATGGTAGCATCAGCACCATTAAGAACTCATCAAAGGCTCGCACTCAATGGATCAGGTATGGTCTTGGCGGTGGGGATTTTAAGGACTACAAAGAGGTTAATGGAAAGCCTGCGGATGAGGTCATCAAACAACTCGACCTTGAGGAGAAAGATGAATTGATGGCCAAA